CGAACGTATCGCCGGATTCAGCCAGACTCCGCACAGCAGCATATTTGGCGGCGCTCAATAACACGCCACTGGTGGCGCTCTTGGTGCTGACTGACAGAATGCCCGCGCCCCAGATGCTCAGTGCGCCGGTCGCAGTAATCACCGCTGGATTGCTGTAGTTGTTGGTGACGCCAGCAGCCGGGGCGGATTCATTGAAGGCAATACGAGTCGATTCCGAATATCCGGTAATCTCAGTTGCCGTCGCCGTGAAGTTCGCCGCAGTCCAAGAGGCCGTAGGGCTGATATTTCCGCTATAGGGCGCAACATACCAAGTGGTATTCTGACTACCGCCCGCAACGGTCACACTCAGGACGTGGGTCAACCCTTCCGTAGTCAGCAGGTTCTTATCTTCCTGCCAGCCCAAACCATCAGGCGCGAAGTGTGTATGCAGGCCCGCAAAACGCATCTTACCGACCAGTACATCACCATCGTCGTTATGCTCCCAGCGCCGGTTGCGAATGAGGCGAAGGACATCATTGACCCATGCGGGTTTAAGCTGATTCAGTTTCATCTTGATCCGTCCTGATATGTTTAAATAAATCTTTAGGGCAACCCACAGCCGCCCGTGCTTGAATGATGCAACCACACGCCCCGCAGCGGTCTACATCGCGCTTATAATGCAAACAACGAGTCCGGCAATACGCCAGCCGTTGTTGTAGCGTGTCAACTATTGAGAGCAAACCCATTAGCCGCTACTCCGCTGACTACTCCATCCACTGCGATCAGTGGGTTGGTTTCTTCGTCGCTACTCGCCATCACCAACACCTGCCGTAACCCCTGCTGCTGGCGAAACGCCAGAGATGCGCGGGTCTGCTGGCCCAACGAATAGCGTTGTTTGTGCGGATGAATGAGCATTCCGCCGGGCTTCCCTAGACACAGATAGCCCTCACTATCCAGCCATACGGCTTGTTTGGCGGCAAGCTGTCCTTCCCCTGTAAAGACATCGAGCGGCAAGTCGTGCGCCGGACTGCCGGGGACAGCGCCAACCGTGGACACCAGCCGTTGCGTCATTTGCGCCGGATCAGTGCCGCCCAGGAACCATACACCGCCAGAAGTGGCGACATAAAGCCCGTCTTCGGCGGCATCCAGTCCAGTGATGGGTTCAGGGAATGAGAAATAGGAATGCGGAAGAATCCAGTGCGGGGAGAGGTGCGAGGTGTATTGCAGGACCGATCCGACAGCAACCCACAGCCGGCCTTTAAAGCTACAAAGCGCCTGCCCTGGTGGCGGCTTGACCGCAAACAGTGATTCCAGTCGCTTGCCCAATGTCGCAGCGCCCAGGACCGTACTCTCGCCGCTGGCTACGGTCGCCGCCAGTCGCAATTCATCGCGCCCGCCGTTGGCCGCTGATCGGTAGACCCGAAAGCTAGCCCCAGTCGGAACCGTAATGTTAATCCCGCCATTCTGCGCGACCGTCACCGCTGCCGGATCAGAAGCTCCAGACTCTAGCCCGCTACTATGAACAGCGGTCATCGTGACTTGATAAATACCCGCATCCAACCCACCTACAGATGAAGCAGTCGCTTGAGTTAGTGGCGGCAATGCCATACCCCAGATCGTTGCGGTCGTGCCGACGATTCGGCCTTGTTGATAAGGCGTTGTCCAATATAGTTCATCGTTGTGGACGGCATAGCTTACCGGCGCGTCCGTCGTGAGCGTCACCAACGCCGTAAACACGCCGCCCGCGTAACAACCCAGTTCACCGTCCTTGACTGCAATCAGCCGACCTTGGTACTGAATCAGCGAATGCCATTCACCCGTTAATAGCCGACGCAATCCCTGTCGCACCAGGATATTCCCTTCGCGTGTGACATCGACATTATCCAGCGTTCGCCAAGTGTTATCCGGCATGTCCGTTTCACGGGCGCGGTTATCCAGTCCCGCAGCAAAAGACAATGAGATGATCGGACTGGGAGCGGCTTGATCAGCCATGCGCTACCCCTAACACAATGAGCGTCCGTTTTTCAACCTCAGCAGCGTATTCTTTGCCGTAGACTTCAGTACACGCCGAAACGATTTTTGAGATGATCGTTCTATCGTTCCAACCGTCCTTCTTGGCTCCGGCGATAAAATCGGGCCAGTCAACGACCCAACCCCTAGCATTCACCATATCTAATAAGTCATCCATCGGAATGCCTAAATCAGCGTGAAAGCGGAATAAGCCTCGCATTACATGAGCATCTTCCGTTGTCTTACCGCTAATTTCTATAGCCGGTCCTTTCTTAGCCATTAGTCCCCCGATACTGATTACACATCAGCGGAAACTCCGGTTCGTGCCGTTCACACCACGCATAACGCTTGTCGTTACTAATTCGCCCGGCAGCGATAACACGCCAGCCGTTCGTAGGGCGTCAGTAGATCAATTTTTTTTGGATCGTCACTCATGGCGAATAACGGCACGGTTGCGGGTCTTTTTCCAGTTTGGCGAATCGTTCACACAATCCTTGTCCACTATCAGCAGTAAATCGCTTGCCGACACTCACAAACTTGCTCATTTGCTCGACAAATTCTAAGTAATGCACGATCTGGAAAGTGAACATCCCAAACAGCAACGCGAAAAACAATAGAATTGTTTTCATTTCAGTGGCGCTCCATGTTCAAGGTAACGCTGAACAATCCACCACAACAGGATGCCGCCACAAGTAATGCCAATCCATGCAGCCTTCCTGACCCCACCCATAAACTCATTCAGATTTTGGTTCTGGACACGGAGTTCGATGAAGGCTTTTTCAAGAGCCAGCAGTCTTACATCTTGTTCGTCCACCATCAGCCACACCCGGCGTGTTTCCTCCAGATGTGATGCAATGCGTTCTTGCGCTTCGGCGTTACGAATCGCGGATTGCTGACTGGCTTCATTGTTTTTAATGATCAGTTCACAAAACTGATTGAGCTTAGCCTCAATCTGCGCGAAGCGTACTGGATCGATCTGGCCGGCTTCCAACCTCGAAATGCGTCCAGCCCAATCCGCTGAACTGCGTTTCGTTAGACTCTCCTGAGTGATCGAATCGCTCACATCAGCACCGCATGAATCAGCACGGCTGCCGCTAGTGGGGTGCCGATAATAAAGATGAAGCTGATCGCAGAAAGCCCGGCAACCGCCGCTAGATCAAGAAGCGTTCTCATGTTTTTTCACCAAATCTAACGTGTCATAACCCGGACACCAGCCCGTCTGCATTTGCGCTGGAATGAAGGGGACGATTCTAGCGATGTCTTGAGCCGCCGCAATTCTGGCGTGTTCTAAATTGATATATTGGCAGACACCTTCACCGTTGGAATACCACAAACTGTTGTCTTGCAGTCTAAATTGACCTTCGGAGATATTCGCGTTTTGATCTTCTCTGTTTCTGTCGCTACGCATAACATGACGACGAACATCAAGAGTGACTTTCACTCGTCCCCAGGCTTCGATGCCAGCGATGATACCGCCCGCATAGCGATAATGGTCGTTGTTATTAATAATGCCTTTCAGCTTTAGAATCGTGATGAATTTGCCAACATCAAAGGTGACTTTCTTAAAGGGTAGGGTATTAATATCCGCCGTGCAGGATACCGTAACCGCGCTGTTATTCGACGGCATCGGCAACATACCGTAACGATGTGCGTCAATGGCGATGGTTGTGTCATAAAGAGCCGACTCGTTTTCTGAAAAACCAATCGAGCGCATGAACGCGCCTTGCGACATGAGCGCGTCTTTGAAAATACCAGGCACAGAATCAGTATTCCAACTGAATCCGTAATGGAAAGCTAATGAAAACCCACGATTATCAGGAATACTCCAGCCGTCACTGTAATAGTGTAAGGTCAAAAAATAATCTTCGGCTGGATCGCGTGGACAGACTACCGCACGAAACTCCAAAGAGGCGTTGTCGATTAAGCTACTCTTTGGCGCGGCCACTGGATCATTGAAATCCAGTCCAGCATAGGTATTGCCAATAGGAATGTTTCGTTGCAATCCAACATAGAAATTAGGCGTCATCGGGTTTGGGTAGTCCAGTGAATCGACCTCTAACCGAGCAATCAACTCGCCTTCTTGACGAACCCATTGAAAATAATTAGGTGAGTACGCCATGCGGTCTGGTGTATTGACTTCAAGCGGCAACGTATAAAACCCACCGCCATTCTGAATCGTGCCAAAACAACGTCCGGTGGTGCTGTCAGGACATGCTTCTTGATACCGCGCATCGCCCGGCAGCAAAGAAGCCGCCAGGGCTTTCTGCATACCGGGGTCCCAACCTAATTCAGCCGCTTGAGCGACTACTAATTGAATGGATAGCAGAAGAAAGCCCCAGATTTTCATTGACGCAACCGCTTCTTGAAGGCTGTTTTATCCTCAATGACCGAACCGATTGTCAGATATTCTTGACTACCGGGCAACACAAAACTACCAGTCCATAACACCCATAACCACCATACCGGAGTGTTTTCATACTTTTTATCAGTCATTTCACTCACCAATCACGAGGAGTTTCATCCCTGATTTTATTACGCAGCGCATACCCTTCCAGCGCCCAAATCTTATTGCGAGCTTGATCGCGGGCAATCTTCCGCCCCAATTCTTCGTTGAAATTCTCTGGACTCGCACAAGCACTTTCACCGATTACGGTAAAGCCGTTCTTCAACTTGAGAATGGCTACAGTAACGGTAGTGCCGGGAAAAACGTAGTAATCTTCGCCCACAATCACTGCATCAATGCGCTCTTGAGTCACACGCGGCGCGGTTAAACCTTTGTCTTGAATCTCTTTTTCGATTTCGTCATTCGTCATTACAGCACTCCACCAGTTTTACAATCATTAACAGAATCTTGGCTCCAATTATCCCACTGCCACCACCATAATCCGGCAACAATAGGTAATGCCGCAGGGCCAGAGCCAGCAATGACGCCGATATTCCAGAGCGCGGCCCCACTTCCGGCTAGAGTCAGACTCAACAGGCCCGGCTCGCAAAACTCTTTCGGCGTCAACTTAACCGCTTGGGTTACGCCGATTTTCACCACGGCAATCACGGGCCATGATGCTCCACCCCAGACCGGATTACCTTCGACGCCCAACTCACTCTCAATGCCGATGATTGTTGTAGCAACATCAGCGAGTTGATAATGATCAGCAGTCGCGCAGCCGGTGAGCGCGAGAATCAAGGGGATTGCGGAGAGCTTCATTCCGCTACCTGTAAATCGCCGGATGGAACCCACGCAAACGGAGCGTTCACGTCATATTGTGGACTCATAGCCCATTCACCTTTATAATCCCCGTTTTCAATTACCCAACTCGCTGTCCAGGTAGTCGTAAGGCCAATACATGACTCTACGCCATCACACAGATCATCAACACGTCGTGGAGAGAAAGTGGCTCTTATCTTCTGAAACTGTTTCATAGCGATTCCAGTGCATCAACTTCATTGCCGACAAGTAGAGTGACACGGAGTGTCTCAATCGTTTCGATTGACATTGGCTCCATACCTTTCTCCGCCGCACGACCCGCAATCGCCGCCTGCCATTGCGATGAATCGCGGCCATTCACACTCGCCTGGGTCGTCCCGGCTGAATCCTCATAGGCGTACTGGCGCAATGCCGGCCAATAGCCGCCGTTCTCACCGTTAGCGAACATGCGCTGAATCAGCACTTCATCACTGGGGGGAACAAGCGTCCATAGGCTCATAGCATTGTCTCAGTTAGGCGCGAGAATGGCGTTACGACGGGCCATGTTGATAATGCCAGCGGTTCTCCACGCATCCACCACCTCAATCACGGCATCGTCGCGCACGTCAATCAGATCGGCGGATTTAACCAAATCCCAGCCGTCGATAGTATTCACGTCAGCCGACGTCCGAATTTCCTTGCGATTGGCGCGACCAATCCGTTTGAGAAATTCAAACCGGGTCAGGACGTAGTTGGGCAGAACGGGGGCGGCGGGGAACTCAACCGTCTCTCCATCGGCCAAGAGCCGGGCCACTCCACCAACCAGACCGGCGCAGTGGTCAGCAATGGCCTGAGAGTCGGAAAGGATGATGTTGTGCGGTATAGAGTTGACTGAAATGAGATAACGCATGGCAGCAGTCCTTAAATCGTGGTCGCGGAGAAACAATAAATACGGATCATGCCGGGCGAACCATCGCCGCCTGCGGCATTCCCACTCCCCCCGCCGCCCCCGCCGCCATAGCCGGTCGCGTTAGCGCCTGCAGCGC